CTACTTCAACCCTAAAAGTTTAAAAATATCAAATGAAGTTTTACGATACACTTTGTTATATACCGCTTTTTTAGGATTTCTAAACAATCCAATACCTTTTTTCCCATACCCTGGAATAACAGCTTTCTTAATCTGTCTCTTCCATTTAGAAGTAGTGCGAGCTTTAATCATCTTTTTTAAACTAGGCGTTCTTAAACCAAATTTCATTAACAGCACTCCCTTTTTAGATTAATACCTTACCGATAACTGAAACTTTATTTGCATCCACAACGATATCATCATATTTAGAATTTTCTGATTTTAAAATAATGTTTTCACCGTCTCTAAATAAGTATTTACATGTAACCCCTTCGTCTTCAACTCGAACGATAGCGATCTCTCCATCTTCTACTGTCGGTTGATATCTTAAATATACTTCAGAGCCTTTCTTGATGAGTGGTTCCATCGAATCGCCTGTAATTTGAACCAATTCATTCGCACCATTCGGAACGATAGAAGAGGGGAGTACTCCCATTTCTGCATCTACATCATCCACATGAATCATAGAGCCTGCAGCAGATTGACGACCACGAACGAGGTAAACCACTTTATCTTCTTGGATTCCATTTTGTTCGTCTAATTGACGTGAAGCGTAGTCGTATACTTTAGATTGTCTTTTTGAGTCTAATTTATTGTAGATTATCGACAACTCTTTGGAAGTTCTTTTCTTACTACTCATTTCAAATAATGTTTGTGGACTTACACCAAGAGCTTTGCAATATTTCAAGATATCTTCTTCATCAATTTCTCTCTTTCCTTTTTCGTGTTGAGAAATCGTATTTTGTTTAAATCCAGTTAATTTTCCAAGTTCAACTTGAGTCAACTTATTTTTTAATCTCAATTTCTTAATAGCTTCGCCTAAAATATTCATGAGTTAGAACCTCCAAATTCATTGGTTTGATAACATTATATAAGTATGAGATAAAAAAAGCAAAAAAAATATCTCAAAAAGAGATAAAAAGTATTGACAAATATCTCATGTTGAGATATATTAGTGTCACGAGGTTCGCAAAAGAACTGAATATAAAAGAGGAGGTGAGTGGATGACCGACAAAAAGAGATTGCAAAAAAAACACTTAAAACCAAAAACTGAGTTAAGACGAGAACGATTATGTCGAGAGCTTACAACTGGTTATATGGCGAATCTAATCGGTTTAGACCGACGACAATACGAAAAGAAAGAGGCTGGCGAATACCCATTCAAAGATTATGAAATGGATATTATAGCTCGAGAATTGGATAAAAGTGTAGAAGATATTTTTTTTAAATAGAAATATCTCAGATTGAGATAAGTAGAAAGGAGTGAATTAAATGTTAAAAAAACTTCGCCAAGAACGTGGTTTAACTCACGAACAATTGGCGAAAAAATTGGGAATCAGTAAATCGTATTACGTGAAAATCGAAAATGATTTTAAGAAGCCTAGTTACAAAGTGTTGAAGAAGTTAAAAGACTTTTACGGAGAGGATATTAATTTGAATGAACTTTTTAAATAAAAAAACGTGTCTTATCCGTTATATAAGACACGCTACGGAAATTGTTCTGCTCAAGTTAATAACGGTAACCAACAACACTTCGCCAGTATCGCCCCTGACACTGCAGTTGTAATAAATAAGAATAAAGACCTATAGAGTAGCAAATTTTAATATACCGTTGCGTCCTACTAGAAAAGTAGTGCTCTCATAAAGCAGTAAATTTCTTTCGTAACATCGCGGGTCTATTAAAACAACTTATCTCTAATACCAATTTTTACGACTCTTGTTTGTCAACGCTGGCAGTCAGACCAGAAAATATATCCCTATTTACTGAGACACAGTACCTTTCAAAAATTCTGATAATAATGTTGTCATCATCATCATCCTTTCTGCCTACTAGGATTTCAAAAGAGGTAGGCAAGGATATTATAACACCGGTTTCACAAATAGGGAATATCCATTCTAAAAAAGGAGGTGGAATAAATGCACCATTATATGACATTTTACGAAGAAGATGGAATCAAGTACGCAGAATCTTGGGCACAAATTAATTTTCTAAGTTGGTGTTTTTGCTTCTGGAAAATTAAAAAGGCCATCTCTTAAGAGACGAACAACAAAAATTAATGAAAGGAGCAAATAGCGTGAATTTATTAAGTGCAGATTTCGAAACGACTCTAAATTCAAAGGTTGTTGAAATCGTAGCAAACGCAATGGAACGATTGCCAACGAACAATACTCAACAAAGATACTTAAACAAGAAGCAGGCAAAAGCTTATATCGGAGGAATCGATGATAGAGATTTCGATGAGTGTGTATCGATGGGATTAAAACAAATCGTAATTAAAAGACCAAGCGGAAGCGCGACGATTCGATACGATGCCAGGGATTTAGATGAGTTCATGGGTAAATACAAGATTTAAGGAGGACAGCATGACACGAGTTGAAATTTCAAAAGATAGAAAGCTAAAAAGAAAAGATTTTAACAGAAACTTTCTAAAAAAATATTGCAAGTTCTTAGGATACACAACGCTAGTAATTTTAGGAGCGATTGCATGGATCCATTTATTAGTTGGAGCTGTTAACCAGCACGCAGATAAAGTCGATGCCATCCGTCAAGGTGTGGTTTTCGATGATTAGTTTTGAAATGAATATGTTCGACCCCAACGAATACGATGTAATGGTTGGAAGTGAACTAAGAGGAGAAATAAGATTCATCGATGGAAAGTATCGATTGGTTGTATTTCTTGGAAATTACAAAAGCAGCAGTACTCATTCAAATCTAAAGGACGCATACGATACTGCAAGAGAGCTTTTGAATGTATAAAAAAAGACGACTTATAAAAGCCGTCATACAAATATTAACTAAAGTTATTATAACACGTTGGAAGGGGATATTCAATGAGTCGGTTATTAATTAACGAACCACCTCTACAAGTGCTGCCATCGCTTGCTAAAGAAATCGGCTTGAATGAAGCGATTATGCTCCAACAAATGCATTATTGGTTACTTAAGAGTACCAATGAATTTACCGGAGTTAAGTGGTTTTATAAGACGCTTGAAGAGTGGCAAACAGAGTTCCCTTTTTGGTCAGCAATGACTATTAGACGAACTCTAGGCAGTTTAGAAAAACAAAAAATCATTAAAATAGGCAATTTTAATAAAAAGAAATTTGACAAAACAAAATGGTACACAATCGACTATCAACGAGTGAACAGACGATGTGTTCAAAATGAACAGACGATGTGTTCAAATTGCACAGATGGATGTGTTCAAAATGAACAGACCTATACCAGAGAATACACAGAGAGTACTACAGAGAATAATGTCTCAGAGGAGAAACCGAGCAAGGTTGTATGGACTGATGAGACTAAACACATTATTGATTATCTAAATAAACGCGCTGGAAAGAAATATTCAGTTAAGACTAAGAAGACAGCACAGCTAATCCATAAGCTACTAGATAACGGATTTACTGTAGAGGACTTTGAAAGAGTTATCGATATCAAGTGTAAACAGTGGTTAAACAATGAGAAGATGAATCAATATCTCAGACCACGAACGCTATTCAGCGAGAAGTTCGAGGACTACTTAAACGAGGCCCCAGCAAGAGTGCAGCAAGCATCGTCTGGACAATCTGTCGAAGACAAGATGAGAGACATATACGGACAGAATTGGCAGGGTTGGCAATGAACAATTACGAGTTAGAAAAATCAATCATATCTGCAATCCTACAAGATTTCGATAAAGCTCAATCAACGTATCTGCAAGCAGAATGGTTCACAGATAACAATTTTAAAACGATCTTTGAAATTTTAAACAACAACGGCAGTCGCTTAGATGGATTGATGGAGCTGTTCGCTAAAGTAAGAGCAGAAATGAAGGAAAATTCCATTGGATATGAGTATCTAATGGCCTTGCAGCAAGAAAGCGCGACAACATCCGGATTAGATTATCTTGCTAATCAGCTACATCGTGAATACTTGAGAGCCAAACTCGAAAAGGTTAAAGCTGAACACACAGCATTTCCAACTAAGCAACTAGAAGCAGAAATGCTTGAATTGTTAAATGCGATTTCTAAGCTATCAAGAAAACGAAACGTCGGAGACTTATCAGAAACGTTCGAGCAATTCGAGTATGAGCTTGAACACGATATCGAAGATGGGATTAAGACGTTCAGCGGATTGGATGCAGCACTTGGAGGCGGAATTGGTCCAGGAATGCTAGTGACTGTAGGAGCTAGGCCATCAGTCGGAAAGAGTGCCTGGACAATCAATCTAATCGATAGAGCGCTACAGAGAAACGACGGATTAAGAGTAGACCTATTTAGCCTTGAAATGAGCAAGAAGGAAGTATTCTCACGATTTGTGGCAAAGATGACTACTTTGAACACGTACTATCTTCGAAAAATGAACCGAATGCTAAAGCCGGGAGATAAAGAGCTAGTGAGAGCAACTATCGAGTATTTCAAGCAGAAAGACTTGAAAGTCTATGACACGGTATCTGAACTCAATCACATTCTTGGAATTATTAAAGAACGTGCTGCAGGTCAAGCGCCAGGTAAATATTTAGCAGTCATCGATTATGTAGGACTTATCAAAGTCAACAACAATCGCGACAGAAGGCTTCAGATTGAGCAGATTACAAGAGAACTGAAGAACCTTGCTAATGAACATCAAGTGCCTATCGTTATCTTATCGCAATTGTCTCGAGGAGTAGAACAGCGTCAGGACAAATCACCAATCCTGAGTGATTTAAGAGAGTCAGGCTCAATCGAGCAAGATTCAAATGTCGTAGGATTCTTAAGCAACGAAGATACAGAAGAAAATCACGAAGGTTATCAACGAGTGAAGTTCTCTATCAAAAAGAATCGCGAAGGTGATTTGATGGACTCAACATTCAAGTTCTATAAGGCTCAAATGAATTTTGTAGAGGAGTTCGAGCGTAGATGAATGCAAGAGAGTTCGAAAAAATTATGCAGTCGGAAGGATTAAAGACAACTCGAGCAGTAATGATCATGTTACAAGAGGCTAAGCAGTGCCAGAAGAACATTAAGGCAATGAGTATGTATAAACATCTTCCGTATGCAGCAGAATACATCGAAAAGCAGGAAGAACAGAAAGACAAAGCTATATGGCAAGCGCTGGAAGTGGCTCAACTAGAAAAGATGTATGGATTTAGATTAGTTGAGGATAGAAATGATGTAATAATAGCCACTTACCAAGTTTCAGACCCTCATAGCGAAGTAATGAAGAAAATCAGAAGCCATATTGAGATAATGGCGGAATTGGAGAAAGAGTATGGCATTTGCGATTAAAAACAGCAATATGTATTTCAAACAAATTGTAGATCACAGCAGCATAGCCGGATACCTGGACAGAAGACATCCAGTTAAAACATTTGAATTCAAAGCAAGTCAAAAAGAAGCAATGAAATTCAAAAAGTACGGTGAAGCTAGGAAGTACATGAAGGAGAACGGATTGAGCGGAAACATCATTGAAATAGCCGTATCAAAACCATTCCATATTAATAAGATGGACAAGAACATTGGACCTAATAGGTTAGACGCTTGGTATGATTCAGTATTGATGGATACCAGGGAAGATATTGAAAAGATGATTGCAGATTCTGAGAACAATTTCAACCACATGGCTAGAGACATATTGAAAATCAGAACAACAACATTAAACCAATTCTTACGTAATCCATACGAAATTGGCTGGAACACCCGTAAGAAAATCATGGACAGATTAGAAGAATATTTCGAAGGAGCTGGAATTGAATGAATTTAAATGATCCAATTAAAAAAAGACGAATCGAACGAGAAGAGTTAATCCGATTAGTTCAAAACTGGTTCGTAGAACGTGGTTTGGATACGCTGGACGGAAGTGGCCAGCTAACCAAACTACAGGAAGAAGTAAACGAATTGAAAGAAGCATATATCCATATCAACCGCGATGAAGAGATTGACGCTGTTGGAGATATTACTGTAGTTCTAATCGGATATTGTATGCAGCGCAATCTTGATTTCATGGATTGCTTAGAAAGTGCTTATCATGAGATTAAGGACCGAAAAGGTAAAGTTATCAACGGTGTGTTCGTGAAAGAGGTGCAGTAATGGATTTCGTGAACGTGAGCGGATTTAGAGCGCCAGATTTACTTGAAAACGCGAAAATCAAAGAAGCGGTTAAACATCCAAAGCATTATCAAGGCATTAAAGGAATAGAAGTGTTCACTGTGATGGAGAATTTCATTCCGAAATACGAGGATTCGTTTGATGGATACCTAGCAGGAAATGTTTTGAAGTATGTGTTGCGAGCTCCTAGCAAAGGGAAAATGCTAGAGGATCTAAAAAAAGCAAAGGAACATTTGGACTTGTTAATCGAAAGGGCAGAGGATTAATCATGAAAACAAATCAATTATGGGTAATATTTTGGCAAATCATAGCATACACAATTTTAATGCTTAATGTGTTTGGAATTAGTAGAATTCATATCTTGTTCGCTATCGTTGCAGTGTTCAACGGAATGGTAGCTGGATACGAGAAAGAAAAGGAAATCAGAAGTCTAATCAAAATGGACGCTAAAGAATTCGAAAAGTACCTTAAAAATATTGAGGAGGACCAATCATGAAAGAGAAATCAGAGCTTGATAAATTAAAAGACGATGTGCATTACTTGATTGTGGCGCATTGCAAGTACAAGGATATTTCGATGTATGAACGAGCGTTGAAACAGTTCCAGGAAGATATTGGATACGGTCAGTTAGAAGATATGAGCTACGATGAACGATTCGCTTTCTTGCTGGGGTTTGAAACGTCGTTGAAGGCAATTGAAAACGCAATTCATTTGCACGAATTGGTGGAGAAAAATCCCGAAATAGTTGAATTGCCAGAGTGGTTTAATCCTGATGATTACAAATACTAAGGAGGGTTACGATGGATACTTTTGATAAATTAAAATTACAAGGTGAGTTGGACGAATTGTTAACAGACTTTGAAGCAAAAGCGAAAACAATTCTTTTAAAATACAAGTTAGGTTGGAAAGAAGAGAATAAACAAAATGATTGGAAATTAGAAATGCCATTTCAAAGAGGCGACAGATATTTTGTTTTGCGAAGCTATGGAGCATGTGAAATAGAACTTTGGGACGATACAAATTATCACAATAACAATGTAGTACAAGGAAATGCATTTGTTTCAGAACAATTAGCCGAATTAGAAGCGAAACGAAGAGAATTGATAACTAAATTCAAAGATTTTCAAGACGCATCCAACAGAGATTGGGTACCAAATTTTAATAATTTTGATTCGAAGTATTTCATATCATACGACTATGATGTCAATAGATTTAGAGTATATGCTCAGTATGGAATAGATGGATTTCATATATTTGGTTATTTTCAAAATGAAAGAGACGCTAAACAAGCTATAGAAATATTTGGAGAGCAAATCAAAGCTTTATTCGTGGATTGCGAGGCATCGAAATGAATTTAACATACAGTGACAAATTCAAAGACTATATCGTAGAACAAAACGATTTAGGATATCCACAAACGATTTATAAGTTTCCTAACGGCTACGGTGCAAGCACAATCAAATTTAAACACATTTACTTTGGTATTGAAATTGCAGTATTGAAATTTGACAAAGATGGTAATTGGGATATCAATTACAGCACCCCAATCACGAACGACGTAATCGGTGGGTTGGATGAAGAAACCAGAGATGAAGTATTACAACAAATTTTTGACTTAGAGAAAAAATCATGGGAGGAATAACAATGGATCTCCATACAGTATTTTTATTTATTTTAAATATAGCATCTATTCTAATTTCTGTGGTGGCTTTGAAAAGAGTGGATGAGAGTATCGATTTAGAAGCATACTACTACTGCAAAAACAAAAGGAAAGTCGATGAAATGAAAGAAAACCCGGAGAAAGAAAAGAAAGTCACAACTAAGATAATATCTTATGATCAAGCAGTAAAAGATATACTCGAAACTCTTCCAAAAGGTTCAGTGAAAGTGATAGATGGACCAATTGACAACACAGTAGTTATCAGAATTCAAAAAAATGTATTTATGGAGGAATAACAATGCACCTTACTATATTTTTAAACCGTGGAGAAACATTAAGATTTGAAAACGTGACAAACCTTAAAAAAGAATACAGATTCAATTATATTATCACCTTCAATTATTTAAGCGCATCAGACGGACAAAAGAAAAGAGCAGCCTTTAGTACTAGAAACGTGTTAGGCTTATCGGTAAACAAGGAGGACTTCGATGTTAACAGTTTATTCTAAACCAAATTGCATCCAATGTGAGATGACTAAAATTTGGCTAGATCAAAATAAAATTCCATACGGCACAGTGGATGTGATTGAACATCCAGAAAAGCTAGAAGAAATTAAATTAAACGGCTTCCAGCAGCTCCCAGTAGTTGCGTTAGATGAGCACTTCGACAATGCCTGGTCTGGATTCAATGTAGACAGATTAGAAGAATTGAAGGAGAGCTGCTAATGGAAAGAATGAGTCCAGAAGAACGAATGGTATTAAGACTGATTCCAGTGAGTGATACTCGACGAATTAACCGAGTGGACATTTCAAGCATTACTAAGCTGTCGGAACGTAGAGTTAAGAAAGTAATTGATACGTTAGTTAACAGATACGGCATTGTGATCATCGGAGAACGTAACGGCAGAACTGGATACTATATCCCAGAAACAGACGAGGCTCGTAAGGACGGAATTAAACCTATGAGGTCTCAAGCGATTAAAGAATTCAAACGAGTGAGCCGAATCTTAAAAGGCGATTTGAAAGCTCATGAAAAATACTTGGAGGTTAAATAAATGATTAATCATGTAGTAGTGGTTGGCAGACTTACTAGAAAGCCAGAACTTAAATTTACAACTAACGGAACTAAATACACGCAGTTCATCGTTGCAACACAGCGTAACTTCAAGAATAAGGACGGAGAGTACGAAGCAGATTTTATTAATTGCCGGTTGTGGCGCACAGCTGCTGAAAACTTTACTAAATTTACAAACAAAGGCTCGCTTGTAGGGATTGAAGGAAGGATTCAAACGAGTAGTTATGATAAGGATGGAAAAACAGTCTACATCCAAGAAGTATTAGCGGAAGGATTTTCATTATTAGAAACTAAGAAGACAGTTGAATCAAGAAACAATCAGCCTGTATTCAATAGCAACGAATCTGAACCAATCGAATTCAGCGAGGATGACTTACCGTTCTAAGGGAGGAGTTAGATGAAGCTAGATACCAAGGCAACGATTAAAGGAGTATCGGAAGTATTAGAACATTACAAGACTCTCAAGAAGATTGCAGGGGAGAATTATGTAAGCAAGATTACAGCAGTATTCTCATTCGAGCCTAGAAGCTATACAGGAACTGTGCGAAATCCGATTGAAGAACATATCACCAGACAAGAAACAGCCAGAAGCTACATGGATAAAATAGAGCAAGCTGTTAATAAGATACGTGATCCGTATCGCAGGCAAGTTATCGTTGAAAAATATATTAAGAGTAACGTGAGCGACATTGCTATATATATGGATTTAGGTTATTCATCGACTGAATTCTACAGATTACTGGATAAAGCAATGATAGAATTTGCCCATTATTATGATGGAGGCTCATTCTTAAAGTATGAGAAAGGAAAGAATATAGAAGACTTGTTTGCGTTCTTGGGAGAAATTTGAAAGTAATTTGAAAGTTTAACAATGTAGAATTAAGTTATAATGTTAATGTAGAAAAAGTAGGTAGATAAAGATGAAGTTGCGGAAACAGCTTCATCAAAACCAGTCCTGAAAAAGGTGTATCCAAGTTAGCAGCATGGACGACTGCTAACAGTGCCGTGTTGGATGTAGAGTGGTTCGACTCCACTCACGGTAATTCCCCAGATAAACCAACAAAAACTGTCAAAGAGCGTGCTGATGAGTACGCTCTTTAGTTTTTTAAGAAAGGAAACAGTATGAACTTCGTAGAACCTATTCGCGATCCTGATGACATCCAGGCTATGAAAGATTACCTAAAAGAATGGAACGAACGTAATTACATGCTGTTCGTATTTGGAATTAATCTTGGATTAAGAATCAGTGACATTATTAAATTAAAAGCTAAGGATGTTCAAGGACAGTATGTGAACATCAGAGAGTTAAAGACAGGCAAGATTCTCAAAAGAAAGATGAACAAGTCTTTCAAAAAGGAAGTACAAGAGTACATCAAAGATATGAATCCTCATGATTATCTATTCAAAAGCAGAAAAGGAAAGAATAAAGCAATTACTCGTGAAGCTGCTTATTACATTCTAAAGGCTGCAGCAGAAGATATTGGAATAGAGAACGTTGGAACTCATACCATGCGGAAGACGTTTGGGTACCATCATTACAAAAACAATAAAGATGTAGCCATGCTGATGGTTCTATTCAACCATGCAAGTCCGGATATCACATTAAGATACATCGGAATCCAGCAAGATCAACAGGATAAATCAATGGACGATTTCTACTTGTAGAGCTGTTTAATTTAACATATTGAGAATTTGTAAATTCAAAAAAGAAAAGTTAAATAAACATTATTAAATCAATGGTTTCGAGCGTTGCTCGAATTTAACACAATGTAAGATATGATAAATTCAAGAATACTCCGGTACCCTTGAATATTTAATACCCCCACCCCTTTAGAAATGGCGGTACGATAATAAAAACACCCCCATGCAATTGAACCCGGTAGGGTTAAAACGACCCTGCAGCATAAAATTTAAATAAAGGATGAATTGAAATGGTAAGACCAGATAGGATTGGACCACATCGAGTAGCCTTCGAAAAGAATAAGAAGAAGATATTCAAGACCCAGAACGTCTGCGGAATTTGTGGAAAGCCTGTAGACTTCAAGCTTAAGTATCCACACCCACTGTCACCAGTAATAGATCACATTGTTCCAATCAATAAAGGTGGACATCCAAGCGACATAGAAAACCTACAGCTCGCCCACTGGACGTGCAATAGACAAAAATCAGATAAATTATTTAATCAAGCGCGTGAAGTCAAACAAGTCCTCGGGAACCGAAATTTGCCACAAACAAGAGATTGGGCAAATTACAAACCCGACAGATAGGGGGGAGGGGAACCTACCTCGTGGCTCTGGCGACCTCCCAGGCAGTATTGTACAAATTTTCTCGCGCGAAATTCAAAAAAGGAGAAATGAAAATGGAATTGAAAGGTAAAGCATATCTCCGTAGGAAATTAGACGGATATCGCAGTGGAGTCCAAATGCGATATAAGTATTATTCTATGGAAAAAAAAGATAATACAGACGGAGTTACTATTCCTGCACAAATTAGAGATAAATATAAAGCTGTTCTTGGTTGGACAACAAAAGCTGTAGACAGCCTAGCCGATAGATTGATTTTTAGAGAATTTGCAAACGACGTATTCAATGCTAATGAAATTTTCCAGTACAACAATCCGGATATCTTTTTCGACTCAGCAATTCTATCTGCATTGATTGGTTCGTGCTGCTTCGTATACATTTCCAAAGACGAAGAGGGAATGCCTAGATTACAAGTGATTGAGTCAAGCAACGCAACAGGGATTTTAGATCCAATTACTAATTTGCTAACAGAAGGCTACGCAGTTCTTAAACGTGATGACTATGATAAGCCGTTACTAGAAGCATATTTCACTCAAAACGAGACAATCTTTTATCCGAAAGGAGAAGAGCCATACTCGATTGAGAATACAACTGGTATTCCATTGTTAGTACCTATTATCCATAGACCAGATGCCAGCAGACCGTTTGGACGTTCTCGCATTACTAAATCTGGAATCTCATATCAAAAAACAGCGCAGAGAACAATCGAGCGTTCGGAGATTACTGCAGAGTTCTATTCGTTTCCTCAGAAGTACGCATTAGGTGTTAGCCAAGATGCAGAATCGGTAGAAAGTCTAAGAGCAACTATTTCAAGCTTTATTATGTTTACAAAGGATGATGACGGTGATAAACCGTCTGTTGGGCAATTCACTACTGCAAGCATGACACCTTTCGTTGAACAACTGAAAATGGCAGCGGCAGGCTTTGCTGGTGAAACAGGATTGACACTTGATGACTTAGGATTCGTTTCTGACAATCCATCTAGCGTTGAGGCTATTAAAGCCAGCCATGAAAACTTGAGACTTGCAGGGAAAGCTGCACAACGTTCTCTAGGTTCAGGATTCTTAAACGTTGCTTATGTAGCTGTGTGTTTACGTGATGATTTCAGATTTATGCGTAAGGAATTCTCAAAAACTGTAGTTAAATGGGAGCCACTATTCGAAGCGGATGCATCTACATTAACAATGCTCGGAGATGGAGCGATTAAGTTAAACCAAGTTCTCCCAGGATATATCACAGCAGAAACTATTCGTGATTTAACAGGAATTAGAGGAGCTGATGTGGATGGATGATATCGTTCCAGAACTTCTTGAGAAAATCAAATCTGATTTTTTTGAACAGGCTGAAAAGAGCGCAGAATTAGAAAGATTACTACTTCTAGTGCGAAGTGGAAAAGCTAACTTTATAGACGCTCACGAATTTGCGACTAAATTAGGGCAGATTCTTTCTGATGCACTTCAAAATAATATTAGTGGATTAATTCTTCCGGATGGTAAAATGCATTTTAACATAGCTAGTCGTATTTTGAACGAAACGCTAGGAACCAATCATAAGATGGTAAGCACATACGCTAAGCAGGTTCAAGAGATTTTAAACAAAGAGGCTGGTATTGGTTTGAAATCCATCCAGGCTCCAATAAACCAAGAAAGAATTAACGGACTAGTAAATCGATTGTCATACGAGGAAAAGTTCGAAGATGTATCATGGATTCTTAAAGAGCCTATAGTTAACTTCAACCAAAATATCGTTGATAATCATATCAAAGTAAATGCAGATTTCCATTTTAAATCTGGATTAAAGCCAAAGATTGTTCGAACAACTGACGGTAATTGTTGCGCTTGGTGTAGTAAATTAGCTGGTGTTTACACGTACCCGGGTGTTAACAAGGATGTGTTCAGACGGCATGCTAGATGCGCTTGTACAGTAGATTATCATCCAGGGGACGGAAAAAAACAAAATGTATGGAGTAAAAAATGGAGTAATGTAGAACCAAAAGAACAAAATGCAAAAGCAATCAGAACAACCAAACATTATATAAGTGTAAGAGAAGAATGGCTGAAAAACTACAAAGAAGCTAAATTTAATGATTTATTGTTCTGGAATGTAGACGGGAAAAAGTTAAAGGTTGATGATAAGCACGTTGTTCTTGATTATTCTGAGAAAGAAAAAGAAGTAGGAAAGTGGATGGCACATACTTTTGGAGTTCATGTGCAGATGGTGCCAAGAGTGAATTATCCAGAGCGAGTTAATACGCCTGATTATCTTATTAATGATAAGAAATTTGATTTGAAGGAAATAACTGGGAATAGTAAAGGCACAATAGATCAGAATTGTAGAAAAGCTAAAAAACAATCGGAAAATATTATATTTGATATAACAAATTCGTTGTTATCAGACGATGAAGTTTTAAAACAACTGGATATGATTTACAGAAGGGGCATAAGAGGTATAAATATATCTGTTATAAAAAGAGGGAATTTAGTTGTAGATGTATTAAAAAAGGAAAGTTAGCTTAGGCGCCGGATAAAAATCCTTTTGGTGCCAAACCAACTTTCCTTTTACCTTATTATACTACTAAGCTACTATTTAATCAAGAGAGGATGTTGGAATGGCTAGAAAGAAATATGGAAATCAGCTTCCTACGCAATCAGTCATCCTGCCTTATGTGAAAAAAAGGTCTCTCAGCAAGGAAGCTATAGAAATTTATGAGAAAACAGGATTAATCAGCTATATCTGGCAAAAGAAACTGCTAGAGGCTATGATGGCTGTTGATAAAAAAGGACTATGGGTTCATCAGAAGTTCGGATATTCGATTCCTCGACGGAATGGGAAATCCGAACTTCTTTATATGCTTGAACTTTGGGGATTGCACCAAGGTTTGAACATATTACACACGGCTCACCGAATTAGTACTTCACACTCTTCTTTTGAGAAGGTCAAACGGTATTTAGAAAAGATGGGATATGTGGATGGTGAAGACTTCACATCTATTCGAGCTAAAGGGCAAGAACGAATCGCTCTAACCAATACAGAAGGAGTGCTGCAGTTTAGAACTCGTACCTCGAACGGTGGACTTGGTGAAGGATTCGACATCATGATCATAGACGAAGCTCAAGAATATACAACTGAGCAGGAGTCAGCGTTGAAATATACGGTTACTGACAGTGATAATCCAATTACTGTTATGTGTGGAACACCTCCAACACCCGTTTCGAGTGGTACTGTGTTCAGCAAATTCCGTGAAACATGTCTATTTGGTCGTGGTAAGTATTCCGGATGGGCCGAATGGTCTGTATCTACTGAAAAAGAGATATCAGACATTGAAGCCTGGTACAATTCTAACCCTTCAATGGGGTACCACTTAGATGAACGGAAGATTGAAGCCGAACTAGGTGACGACAAGCTAGACCACAACATACAGCGTCTAGGGTTCTGGCCTACATACAATCAAAAATCAGCAATCTCAGAAGCTGAGTGGGAGGCACTTCGACTTGATGAAGTGCCTAAGTTCAAAGGCCCTATGTTCGTTGGAATTAAATATGGGCAAGATGGTACTAACGTAGCGTTGAGTATTGCTATAAGGACCGATTTCGATGAGATCTTCGTTGAAACTGTCGATTGTCAATCTGTTCGAAATGGTAATGGATGGATAGTTGATTTCTTACGGAAAGCTAAACCATATCAAATCGCTATAGATGGTGCTAGTGGACAGAAAGTTCTCGATGATGAATTGAGAGAGTTCCGAATAAGGAATGTAGTATTACCTACAGTTAAAGAAATCATCGTAGCAAATGCGATGTTCGAACAAGGTGTGTATCAAAAGACAATCTGCCACTCAGGACAGCCTTCACTGTCTAAAGTCGTAACAAACTGCGACAAACGGAACATTGGTTCAAATGGTGGATTTGGATATCGTTCACACTTTGATGATGTAGATATCAGTCTTATGGACAGCGCATTGTTAGCGCATTGGCTTTGTGCAACATCTAAGCCAAAGAAAAAACAAAAAATCAGTTATTAAACTAAAGGTCACTGCTTATGTAGTGACTTTTTTTAATAAAAAAATTACTGTACGCGCAGGTTAACGCGGAGAAAGGAGGCAGTAACATGCCTGAATTTAAAACGATTGAAACACAAGAAGAACTAGACCGAATCATTGGTGAACGACTCGCTCGTCAGAAAGAGAAGTATGCCGGATTAGAGAAGTTAGAATCTCGTGTGAAGGAATTGGAAACAACGAACGCTGATTTACTAGCAACAATCGACAACAACAGCAAGCTACTCGCTGAGAAAGACGAATTTATTAGCGCTAAAGAGTCTGAACTAGCAGAAGTTAACCAAGTTGTTGAGACATTCAAAGGAAAACAGCTTCGTACTCAAATTGCATTGCGCAACGGTCTTCCGTATGAATTGGTAGACAGATTACAAGGTAGCGACGAAGAGAGCTTGCAAGCCGATGCGGAACGTTTATCTGCATTTATCAAACCAAAACAAGTCGCTCCATTGAAAGATGTCGAACCGGTTATTGGCGATGAAAGAACTAGCGCAATGAGACAAATGTTACAAGAATTAAATAAATAAGAAAAGAGGAAAAATATATGCCAACATTAGAAGCAGGAACAAAGTTTAAACCAGAATTAGTCAAAGAATTATTTTCTAAAGTACAAGGAAAGTCAGTTTTAGCATCTTTATCTCAACAAAAACCAATTCCATTTAATGGAACAGAGCAAATGGTCTTCAGCTTAGAAGGTAACGCTCAAATCGTTGGGGAAGGTAAAAAGAAAGAAGCAGGAGAAGCTAAACTTGAATCTGTAGTCATCAAACCTTTAAAATTCGTTTACCAAGCTCGTATTACAGACGAATTTTTACGTGCTTCTGAAGAAAAACAAGTTGATTTCTTAGAAGCATTCGCTGACGGATTTGCTAAAAAAATTGCTCAATCATTCGACATTGCAGCAATTCATGGATTAGAACCTAAAACAATGACAGACGCAACTTTCCGCGACACTAACTCATTCGACGGATTAGTTAAGAGCAACTTAGTTACTTACGCTGAAGGAACTTTCGACGATAACATCGACGCTGCAGTTCAAACAGTAGTAGCTAACGGAAACGACGTCACAGGTATTGCTTTATCTCCAACAGGAGGGCAAGCACTAGCTAAAATCAAAGTTAACGGTGTTACTCAATACCCTGAATTCAAATTTGGTCAAAATCCTAAATCATTCTATGGAATGGCTTCCGACGTTAGCAAAAACTTAACAGTGACTGGTGGAACTGCCGAGACAGATCACGCAATTGTTGGTGATTTCGAAACTCGTTTTAAATGGGGTTACGCTGATAACGTTCCTATGGAAATTATCCAATATGGTGATCCTGACGGTGTAGGCCGTGACTTGAAAGCACACAACGAAATCTGCTTACGTGCAGAAGCGTATATCGGATGGGGAATCCTAGACGAAAAAGCATTCGCTCGTGTTAAAGCGTAGGTTGTGCTTATGAAGTATAAAAATGTGGATACTGGTGTAATTGTTGAGTCAGATAGCGTGCTGTCTGGCTCATGGGAACCAGTTGAGGAAAAGAAAACCAAAGCTAAAACGAAGAAAGAAGCAAAGGATGATGATTAATGAACTCATTTGCGACTTTAGACGATTTACAGCGACTATGGAAACGACTGCAACCGTCTGAGATTGATAGAGCGAATGCACTTCTTGCCACTGTATCCGACATGCTGAGGGAAGAGGCTCGTCGCTATGGAAAAGACTTAGACAATATGGTTGTAGAACGTTCTAGTTATGAGAACGTGGTTAAATCTGTTGTAGTTGATATTGTAGCTCGTACATTAATGACTTCCACAGAACAAGAGCCGATGACTCAATTTAGCCAAAGTGCTCTAGGATACTCAGTTAGTGGCTCCCCTCTCGTGGCCGGGGGGGGGGATTTTTTTCAAAAAGGAGAA